TGATGGCATCCACATGTCCACTGCCGAGTCCACTGTCATATGCAGCTGTAACACCTGCACAGAGACGCTCATAAAGCGCCTCGAGTCCTTCATGGACCATTTCCTTATCAAGGTCGCCGTAGACGTTCTGGACGAACGTTGCAACGTCTTCGCCAGGCACGACAGGAATCATCATCTCTTCTTCTTCCATAGCATAACCTTCCATGTCGCCATACATGTCTTTTAGACTTTTGACCATGTTCATCGGTTCCGCTGGTGTCGGTGTGAGCGATGCCTCACCGATTGGCCAGCGTGTGATTTCGTAGCGGCCATCAGCCATCTTCTTGCGCTCGACCATGTGACCCGTGGCGCCGCTGGAATATCCAAGCTTGCCAGACTTTGCGAGTTCCTGGATCATCTTCTGATACTGGTCAGCCATCTCCACCTGGCTCTCATACCAGAGACCTTTATCGTCCATGGTGATGTAGCCGGTTCCGATGCGTGACTTCCCTACAGTCTTATCCTGGCCGTGATGATAGTAGAGGTTCATCGGCACACGCTCGCCAGACTTCATCGGTCGTCCGAAATCAGTCGACGCAGTGAAGTAGTCGCCCTCGAGGTCAGCGCCGCCGAAGCGCACCAGGTAACCACGCACACGACCGGAATCGTCTGCCTTGATTGCATCACCGAAGGATACCAAAGTCTGCATCATAACTCCTTGACCGGCACGACCACGGCCTGTGGTCCCCACTCCGCGTTCGGTACTACTTTACCGAATGCACTGAGAGGTGTGCCTGTCTCCCACAAACGATACCGCGAAGGTCCAAGGACCTGCCGACGCTCCGCCTCACTGAGCATACGAAACTGTTCCTCTTTGGTCGGAAGTTCTTCCGGTTCATCGAAACTCCCTGGCGGCAGTCCTGCGAGTTCAGCGTATGTTGGTGTGATCGGGACGACCGTACATCTACAGTTTGGATGCGAAGGTACAACATCTGCAACTGGATTCGGATCACCATGAAGCGACCAGCACACAGGACACACGTTCACATCACCCGCTGAGATGCGGCGCCAGCCACGAACGATGCTCAGGTTCGCCTCGAAGGTCTGTCGCTGTGCTTCGCGATTGGCACGAATCATCTCTGTTCGTGCGATGGTAGCAGCTCGTGAAGGTGCGAGAGTTTCGTACGTCCTTGACATCCTTCGTGCGACCTGGAGAGGATTGAGACCTTGCGCGATGCCGATGGTGACGTGATCGAGCGCAAAAGGTCCTATCGCCTCGAACAATGCGCCGAGTGGTGAGCCGTCAGCGGCGAAGCCAACGACGTTGGTTATCGCTTCGACAGGGAGCCGGTTCCACATCAGATCAGCCGTAAGACTCACGCTTTGTGGAACACCTGCGACTGCTCGCACGAGATCCTCCTGGATGTCAAGCGACAGCTGTATGGCGCGACGTTGTCCGTTTGTTGCGATGTCGGTCGCCTGTGGCGCCCATCGTGCGACTTCATCGGCCATCTGCACATTGAGCGCCTCGAGGCGGAGCATGTACTCGCTGAGGCCAGTAATGTCCTCACCTGCTGCCTGTGCTTCCTCGATGGCGGCTGTCACCGCTTCGAGGCGCTGGAGGTTGTCAGCCTGGAGAACACCGTATGTCCTGCTCATCTCAGCGAGAGCAGCGTTCTCACGGTATCGGAGCTTGTTCCTGTAGCTCTCGTTGACTTGATAGATATCAGGCATCGGTGTCAGTCAACTCGTATCCGTAGTATGGATGGTACGACTTCCCGTTCTCCTTCGGCGCCATGCGCTTCAGGATCTCTTTGCGCGCAGCTGTGGACCAGCGATATCCAGCATCGCCACCCCATGCCGCCCATGCGACACGACCAGCGGACGGATAACCATCTTCGCCTGGTCGGAATCCTTCAGCCTGTTTGTCTACTTCGTGACGTCGAAAGAAACTGTACATCCGAAGGACAGTTGACTCGGATAACTTCTCGCCATTGATGATCTGATTCGCTCTGGCCCACGCGACAGCAGTCCCGCCATCACGACCAGCATCACGCCACTCGATGGCTTGACGTGCTTCTGACGCCATGTCCTTCGAGGGAATGAACTTCAGTCCTGGCTCATCTTGATCATCGAATGCCTTCGTCTCTTCTCGCACCGTGACAGGTAGCAGCCCGAGGTGCTGGATGCTGTTGAGTCCGACAGCCTGGAGTGCCGCTTCTGGTTCAAAACCAGCACGAATCAAAGCACCGGCAGCGCCGACCAGCTTCGCAGTTTCATCGGCAGTTCGAGCTGTCGAGACTGGCGCAGCATCAGGGACCAGAAGTTCCTGCGCGCCGATCTGCACAGGGACAGCAGTCGGATGATAATAACCTTGGTCATCATCCGAAGGTGTCACACCAGCGACACGCTTCGCGGTTGCGAGATCCACGATGCCACTCTTGTATAGTCGCTCCGCTCTCTCAGCGTCCTCATTAAGGTCAGCCTGAAGCGCTGGAACATTCGACACGTCGAACTCCAAGTAGTCGCCAGGCTGCGTCTCTTCGTAGTCTGGAAGCAGTGCGATGGTCAGCGCTTCGGACATCTGGCGCATCAGAGGAATCATGCCATCAGTCCAAGCAGATCGCGTTGCTTGCTCAAGGTTGCTGTAGGTTGCGCGCTCGAGGCCGCTGCCGAGTTGCAGGACCAAAGGATTCAGACCGAGAGCTGCACAGACGCGTTCTTCCGGTTTGCGGCGGATCTCATCGAACGCCATCTCACTCGGTTTGTGGCTGACCTGCTCGACCTTGAACGGTCCGGTTATCACCAGGACACTTCCAGCGTTGTCGCCAGTGAAGTCCTGTTGTAGTTTTCGCTTCGTCTGACGTGCATCGTCTTCGCTGAGGTCTTCGACACCGCCCTTGTAGTCTGGTCCGACCATGATGCTTGGCATGCCACCGTTTCGCACCATGCCGAATGCAGCTGATGCGGCGACGTTATCGGTGGCGATCTCGCGAAGGACAGACGTGACAGGAGAGCGCCCGAAGCGACTGTCCTGCGGATCTCGACCATAGCGGATGTGAATCAAGTCCTCGAGCGCGATGTCGTACGAAGTGCCATCGACCGTGTACTGGTATTTCACCAGCGGATTGACCTTGTTACCAACTGGACGCATCATGTCAGCCGCTAGGTATTGCAAACCGACGACACGGCCAGACACGCGCACCTTGCGAAAGTAGGCGTTTCCGAGTAGCTGGTAGTCAGGGAGAATCCACGACCACACGAGAGATGGCGGCACGTTCGGTGTTGGCTGCGCGAGCAACTGGAGAATCGGGTGATCTGCGACTGTCTCGACCTGTCCATCTGGCATCGGTCGACGGACAACAGGAACACCCTGGCTCCAGTTCCGGATGTACCAGTCCATGCCGATCGCCACGATGGAGTTGAGCATCAGGTCGCCAGCCTGGTTCCTCCAATTGAAACTCGAGCCTGGAAGGTTACGTGTCAGCAGGGACCAAAAGTCGCCGTTCCCAGTGCCAGTGAAATAGGACGTTTGGCGCTGTATCAGCGGCGGCGGAAGCAGTGCATTTGGCGCGGCAGTGGCTTTGCCGATGAAGCGATCGAAGAGTCCCATGTGACTATTGTGTCCTTATCATGCGTTATACTGCACCCCACCCACCGCCACGACCGACCAGCTCGTCGTAGGCGTCAGTCAAAGCGTCGACGATATCGTCATTCTTCCCCAGGGGAAAGGTTCGCATCTCATCGAGTAGTGTACGGTTCCAGTCAGCCGCGACCATGTACACGTTGCCACCAGCGACCTGAGATGCGAACGGTTCAGCGCGCACATCCTTCGCACCTGTCACCGGCAGGACTGTCACAGCACTTCCATGCAGGAGTCGGAGCATGTGCATCGCTTGACTCTTACCAGCCTGGCCAGGATCCTGCGGTAGTCGGATCCTGATGCCACGGCCATCAAGAGCAGCTGTCTGCTTTATAACTTTATCGCGCTGGTCGGTGTCATACTGACCTCTCACGACATCCAGGATCCAGATGCGGCCATCAGCATCACGGCCCATTTTCACACCGGCAGTGTAGTCACCACTACCAGCTGTCGCTGCAAGGTCCCAGGCGCGAGACATCTTTGCACAGTTTGGCATGGCGCTCTCGATGGTGATCCTGTCGGACTTGAAGAACGAACCCTCGCGAGGTGTTGGATGTTGCTGG